GATGATCTTGAATATGACGATCAAATGATGATTATTTGAAACAATAGTTTGTAATCCTTAATAAATAAACAATAATCGCCGTATTAGTGTGCCAATAGAACGGGTTAGTCAAGGTTTTAAAGACATTAGCATGACATTTCAGTCCAATCCACTGAATGAAGACCTTATTGCGATTAAAAATGAGAATGCAATTGCCCGTTCTTTGAGAAATATTGTGTTTACAACTCCTGGAGAGAAGTTTTTTAATGAATCTTTTGGTTCAAGGATCACTGAATCTCTTTTTGATAACATAGATGAGATAACTTCTTCTATTATTAGTGATGAAATTCGTGATTCTATTAAGAGATATGAACCAAGAGTAAAATTGAATAGTGTAAAAGCATATCCTGATTATGATAACAACGGTTTTGATGTAATTATAACGTATGATGTCATTGGAGCGGAGATTCCTAGACAAGAATTACAGTTTGTTTTGCAATCTAGTAGATAAAAATGCCATTAGCCAACTTTTCTAACCTCGATTTTGATGAGGTTAAAACAACTTTAAGAGAATATCTTAAATCTAACTCAAATTTTACGGATTATGACTTTGAAGGGTCTAACCTTTCAACGATTTTGGACGTTCTGGCATATAATACCTACATTACATCATATAATGCAAACATGATCACCAATGAGGTGTTCATTGATACTGCAACTTTAAGGAAAAACATCGTTTCACTAGCAAGAAACATAGGTTATACACCACGTCCAAGGCAAGCAGCACGAGCAACAGTGTCTTTCTTTGTTGATACTAGTGGAATTACCCCTGCACCTGCTACTTTGACTCTTAAAAAAGGTCCAGTGGCAGCATCAACTAGTGCTTTTGGTGGACAATCCTTTATTTTTTCAATTTTAAATGATATTACAGTCCCAGTTCTTGATGGAGTTGCAAATTTTAACGATGTTGAGATATATGAAGGTACATTATTAACCCAAACTTACACTTATTCGGCAAGAATTCCAAATCAGAAATTTATTTTACCAAATATTGGTGTTGATACAGATTTAATTGCTGTTACAGTTAATCCAACAGAAGCTTCTGCTACAGAAACAAAATATAGTTCACAAGATAATCTTTTTGATGTAAAATCTGACTCAAAAGTTTATTTTTTACAAGAAATTGAAGATGAAAGATATGAAATATTTTTTGGAGATGGAATTTTTGGAAAAAAACTAGAAGATGGTAATTTTATCACTATTAATTACATTACTTCTAATGGAGATAGTGCAAATGGAGTAAGTTCTTTCAATTTTTCAGGAAGAATTCAATATACACGTAATGCAAACACTTATAATGTTTCAACTGGTATTTCTTTGCTTACAACTGGTCTTATTGCTTCAGGTGGAGAGACAATTGAATCTGTAGAGTCAGTTAGAAAATTTGCTCCCCAAATTTATGCTTCTCAAAATAGAGCAGTTACCGCAAATGACTATGAAACGTTAATTCCATCAAGAATTTACCCAGAAACAGAGTCAATTTCTGTTTTTGGTGGTGAAGATCTTATTCCTCCACAATATGGTAAGGTTTTTGTGAGTATAAAACCAAGAACTGGAGATTTTCTTCCAAATTTGGTCAAAGAACAGTTAAAATTAAAGTTAAAAAAATATGCAGTAGCAGGAATTGTTCCAGAAATCCTTGATTTGAAATATCTTTACCTTGAAGCTGACTCAAAAATCTATTATAACTCAAATTTAGCAGAATCTGCAGCATCTGTGTCTAGTGTTGTTCAAAATAATGCTAATAAGTATGCCGAATCAACGGAAATGAATAAGTATGGTGCTAGATTTAAATATAGTAAATTTTTATCTCTTATCGATAATAGTAATGAATCCATTACTTCTAATATTACAACAATCTCTATGAGAAGGGATTTGAGAGTTGTTTTAAATTCTTTTGCAGAATATTCCATTGGTTTTGGTAATGAATTTTATATTAAAAAAATGAGTGGATATAATATTAAATCATCTGCATTTAGAATCGCAGGAATAATGGATGATGTCTATATTGGAGATCTTCCAAATACTAATAGAGTAACTGGATCATTATTTTTCTTTACCGTTCCTTCAATAGATTCAACATCTCCTACTATTGTAAGAAGAAATGTTGGAACTATTGATTATAAAAATGGGGTTGTAACTTTAAATCCTATTAATGTTCAATCAGGAATGCTTAAAGATGGTCAAACTATAATTGAAATTTCTGCATCTCCTTCTTCTAATGATGTTATTGGATTACAGGATCTTTATTTGCAGCTAGATATTAATAACAGTAACTTTGAAACCGTGGTTGATGAAATTGCATCTGGACTTAATCCTTCAGGTTCTAATTATATTACAACATCAAGTTATGCTAACGGAAATTTGGTACGTCATGGAGGTCGTAATAGTACTACTACACCAACTGCTTCTTCGTCAGTTCCTTCAACTTCATCAACTTACTAAGATAGAAAAATTATAAAATGTCTACAAAAAAAATCCAATTTAATAACATAGTTCAGAATCAGCTTCCTCAATACGTTAGAACTGATTATCCTTTAGTTGCTGAGTTTTTAAAATCATATTATCAAGGTCAAGAATACCAAGGTGGTCCTATTGATCTAATACAAAATATTGATACTTATACAAAAGTTGGTGAACAGGTAGATCTTACTGAATATGTTGGATTGGGTGCTTCTGTAGGCATTAGTAGTGATACAATTCAAGTTGATATGCAAAAAAACCCAACAGGAACGTTGGGATTTCCAGATTCATATGGATTGATAAAAATTAATGATGAAATTATTACATATACTGGAATAACCACTTTTGCATTTACTGGATGTGTAAGAGGATTTGTTGGTGTAACTTCTTATCAAAATCCAACAGATTCAGAAGAATTAATATTTGAATCTACTAGTGCAGAAGAGCATAGTAAGGGAGATCAGATACAAAATTTAAGTTCTCTTTTCCTTAAAGAGTTTTTAGTTAAGACAAAACATCAACTTTCTCCAGGATTTGAGAATAGAAAACTTTCATCAGATTTGGATCAAAATATTTTTATAAAACAATCTAAAGATTTCTATTTAAGTAAGGGAACTGATAGAGGATTTGAAATATTATTTAAAGCTTTATATAATGAAGATGTAAAAATTATAAAACCTTCTGAGTTTCTTTTTACCCCATCTAATGCAAACTATAAAATTACAAAAGATTTTGTAGTAGAGCCAATATCTGGTGATCCAATGAACTTGGAATTATCTACATTATTCCAAGATGCATATAAAAGTCAAAATATTGAAAAAGCATATGCTCCAATAACACATGTAGAATCTATTAATGTTAGTACAGGAACTACATTTTATAAATTAAGTATTGATGCAGGATATAATAGAGATTCAAGAGTAGAAGGTTCTACTTATGGAACTTTTATTACTCCTCCAAGAACAAGAGTAATTGGTGAAGTAGGTGCAGGTCTTACTGTTATTGATGTAGATTCAACAGTTGGTTTTGGAAGCACTGGAGAATTATATTTCAAATATATTGATAATACAGTAGGAGTTAGTTCATATACATCCAAAACTTTAACTCAATTCTTTGGTCTTAGTGGAATTGGAAAAACTATTTTAAGTGGTGAAACTATTGGTATTAATACATTTGCATATGGACAATCAGTAGTTGATCAAGATGAAACTATTGAAGTAAGAATAACATCAGTTATTGATAGTGTTAATTATGAAGATACTAATTGTCTTTTTTCAGTAGATGATACAATAAAAATAAAAACTTTAGGAATTGGAGATACTGGATTTAAGGTAGAGGAGTGGTTCTATAATGTTTCTCCAGTATATCAAGTTAAGAGCATAACTCTTAAAGATACTTCTGACTGGACTTATGAGGTTATATTAACTACTGACCATGACTTTAAAGTAGGAGATAAATCTGTTGCTGTTTTAGTTGGTAGTGATGGTAGAAACTTACCTGTATCAGATATAACTCAATTAACTTCTGCTAGAGGATTTATTATTAAAGGTCAAGGTGAAATTGACACTAAGTTAAATTATACAATTGAAAGACAAATATTAAAAGCTACGGCTATTAATTTCCCAGAAGCAAATAATTATGCTACAAATATACAAAATGTATATAAAGAAAAAAATACCAATAAACTACTTGTAGCATCTCCATCTATTCCTACATATGGATCTCAATCATTAGGTGTTAATGATGGAAAGATTATCTTTAGTGGAAGTTTTACTGGGGATGAATATAAAGTTATAACCAATGCAACAACTAGTCCTTCTGGAGTTCCTATTTTTGATCATGGTTTCTATACTGGTGATGCAATTTATTATACTCCACAAATAGTTAATGATGCTTATGTAGATCCTACTAGTGGAACTTCTATAGACAATTTTGTTATCAAATCATCTTTAATGGATGAAGGTCTTTACTTTGTAAAGAGAGTAAATGAAACTACATTGAAATTTGCGAAAAGTGGTTCAGATCTTTATAATGAAAAATTTATTACTCAAGATCAAGTTGGTATTGTAACTGATAATAAGATTTCACCATTTAAATTTAATAATAAAACTTTAACATCTCAAAAATTATTAAGAGAGGTATGTCCTCCAGATAATACTGGTACAGTATATGAGACTAGTCCTGGTCATACTGGAATATTAGTAAATGGTGTAGAAATTTTAAATTATAAATCATTTGATCAAGTTCATTATGGTGAACTTAAAAGTATAGATGTTCTTGCTGGTGGACGTGAATATGATGTAATCAATCCTCCATTTTTACATATTAAAGATAGTGTTGGTACTGGAGCTACTGGATTTGTTGCGGTATCTGGATCTTTAAAAGAACTTAGAATTATTGATCCAGGATTTGATTATAAAGAAACACCAACATTAAAAATTACGGGTGGTAATGGGTCAGATGCTCGTGTTTCCGTAAATATGGAATCTATAGATCATTCTGTTTCTTTCCAAGCAGATTCTCCTAGAATAGGTCTTGAGACAGATTCATCTTTACCTTCTACAATTGGATTCACTACTTATCATAAGTTGAATAATGCAGAGAAAGTTGTATATGTCACAGATAATCAACAAGTTATTGGTGGATTAACTACTAGTGCAACTTACTATGCTGCTCTTGTTGGAACTGGTGGTACTACAATAAGATTGCATAAAGATGAAGCAGGTGCTCTTGCTGGTATTAATACTATTGCATTAACATCCAAGGGAGTAGGTAAACACTTTATAAAATCTTTTAATAAGAAAACTGTAGTTGAATCTATTAATATACTTTCTGGTGGAACAGGATATCAAAATAAAAAGAGAACTGCTGTTCCTGCAGGTATAAACACATCATTAAATTCAATAAAAATTGAAAATCATGATTATGAATCTGGAGAAATTATTACTTATACTTGTGATGGAACTCCTATAACAGGTCTTACTACTTCTACTGATTTCTATGTTACTAAAGTAGATAATGATAATTTTAAACTTTCAAGTGTTGGAGTAGGAACCACTACTAGTGATTTTTATTATAAAACCAAACAATATAGACCTCTTACTTCTATTGGAGTAGGAACTCATAATTTCAATTATCAAGATATCACTGTAAGTATTATTGGTGATGTTGGTATTAATTCAGTAGGATCTGATACTTTTAAACTTAAGGTTCAACCTATAATTAGAGGTGAAATTACATCTATTCATTTATCCAATAATGGAGTTGGATATGGAGCATCTGAAATTATTAATTTTGTCAGAGAACCAGATATAACTTTATTGTCTGGATCGGATGCACAACTTACACCCGTTATTGATCCTAATGGCAAACTTATTGAAGTTATTGTAGAAAATAAAGGAAGTAATTATAATTCACCTCCTAATTTACAAATTAATGGTGATGGTATAGGTGCAGTATTAACACCCAATTTAAAAATAGTTGATCTTAATGGAAATGCCTCTTCTGTTGGTATAGGAACGACTGTTAATTATGTTTTAGAAAGTGTTAGTGTAATTAAGAAAGGAGCTGGATATACTCAATCTAATACATCTATAGATGTTGTAAATTCAGGAGCAGATTGTAAAACTCGTGCTAATATTCAAAAATGGAATATTAATTTATTTGAGAAATATTATCAAACTCAACAAATTACTGATGATGATGGAATTATAAAAGATGGTAATATTGAATTACAATATAACCATTTATATGCTCCTAGAAAATTAAGACAAACTGTTTATTCTACAAATCAAGAAGGTAAATCTTTATATGGTGAGCCAGATTTAAGAAAGGTTAATGGGCAAGAAGTTCCATCAGATAACCATTCCCCTATTATTGGTTGGGCATATGATGGCAATCCAATTTATGGTCCTTATGGTTATATTAAGAGATCAGGTGGTACTGTAACTCAGATGAAATCTGGATATGTTGAAGAAGCTGCAATTAAGGAAAATAGACCACCATTAAGCGTTTTTCCTCCAGGATTTTTCACAGATGATTATACTTACAAATCAGTAACTGATGAAACTGTTCTGGATGAGAATAATGGAAGATTCTGTGTGACTCCACAATTCCCAAGTGGTACTTATGCTTACTTTGCTACAATTGATGATTCTGGTGCTGAACAGAGTGGACAGTTTAATACTTATAAATTACCAGTATTTCCATATTTGGTAGGTAAGAATTATTATTCAACTCCAAATGATTTTAACTTCTTAGTTTCTTCAAATCAAGATGATTATGATTTAGATGGTAGTAATTGGTGTAGAAATACTACTCCATATAATTTGATATATGATGATAAGGTATATTATCCATATATGCCATTGCCTAATAATTTATCTCAAAGTATTGATATTGTTGGAACTGAACCAGGATTTGTTGAGAGTATTGGAATTGAAACTGGTGGTAAGAATTATAAGGTTGGGGATAAAGTAGTATTTAATAATGTTGGTACTAAAGGAATTGATGCAGGTGCTTCTGTTTCACGTCTTCTAGGTAAGCCAGTAAGTAGTGTAAGTGCTGCTACAAGTAGTATAACCAATGTAGAAGTATATCCTTCAAATCAGAAAGGAATTTATAGTATTGTATCTACAGAACCTCATCAGTGGGTTAATAGAGATATTATTACAGTTACTGGATTATCTACAACTTCTTCTCAAATTGGAGGAGTTTATAATGCTGGAATTACTTCTACTAAGCTTAATGTAGCTGGATTAGGAACTACTGCTGTTGCTATTGGAACTGATGGTGCTACAGGTATAGTAACCCATATTGATGTTCGTGGAGATTTATCAAATCTTCAATCTAATGATCTTCTTTCAATTGGAACAGAAACAATAAAGATATTGAATGTAGAACCTCTTCTTTCAAGAATTAGAGTTTTAAGAGCTGTTAATGGAATTACGGGAGTTTCTCATACAATCACTTCAGAAATTCTTGAAAAACCAAGAAGACTTACTATTAATTCTGGATTTAGTTCAGATTATGAATATAGAGTAAACCAGCAAATTTATTTCAATCCATCTGATTCAGTAGGATTGGGTACAAGATCTGGGGTTGGTATTGGAACTACAATTGCATTTAGTAATCCTGGAATTGGAATAACTCAGAAATTTATTCAAACAAAAGCAATTTATATTCCAAATCATGGATTAAAGACAGGTGATAAATTAACATATTCTCCTAATGTTGGAGAAGGTCTTAATATTAGATGGGATGGATCAGATGCTGTTGATACTGGTATATCAACATTAACAGATGGTCAAACAGTTTATGCTGCTGCTATTACTGAAAACCTAATAGGTATATCCACAGTTAAGGTTGGTTTAGGTAGTACAGGTACTTTTGTAGGTATTGCAAGCACACAGAGAGGTAGTACAACAGTATTCTTCTCTGGATTGGGTACTGGAGTTTATCATAGCTTTAAAACTAATTATGATGTAATTACAGGAGAAGTTCGTAGAATTACAGCTACTGTTTCAACTGGAGAAACTCATGGTTTATTAAACTATGAAAATGTTTATATGAGTGTTGTTTCTGGTCTTACAACAACAGTTAGTGTTAAGTATAATGATTATCAGAGAAGAATGGTAATTGATCCAAAATCATTTACTGCTGCTGGAGTTAATACTACTACTAATACAATTACAATAAATGATCATGGATATAAAACTGGAGATAAAATTATTCATACAGCATCCACTGCTGTTGGTGGTTTAGTTGATAATGAAATTTATTATATTGTAAAAGTTGATAGTGATAGTTTTAAATTATCTAATACTGATTATG